GCACCGATACCATACGATATTACTAAGAAAAAAATCCCAGTCTCAATATTAGATAAGATTGGGCAACCTAAGCGTGTAGAGCATGCTGGTGAAACTAAAGTAGAATACGATTTGACACAATACGGAATTTATGAATCTGATTTGTAATTTACCTGCTGAGAAGGTATGGGTACGGAAAGAATATCTTACTGACCATAAAAGTGGGCACGGAGAATTTGTAGAAGGTGTATGGGTGGCTGCTAAGAGTATACCAGGACGCGCGTTTTATTTTGAGACGTATCTTCCTGAGTATGGTGCACTATATGATAAACTTCCTATATCCGCTTTTCTCCGAGCACCGAAAACGCCGACGCCCGATATGAGTCTAGAGAATCTGCAATTTTGGAATTGTATGGATTATGGGGTGATGGCAATTAATAAAGGTTTTATATCTTCTATGGATTGTGAGATACGGACAAGAGACCACGGGTTGATACATGGGCAGTATCTGTTTACTATAGATAACTACCATGTGAATATTGATATCGTAGATAATAATGTGAGTGAGGTTCCACAGGAGCACAAGAGTCATAACTGCATACAATTAGAGAATGGACAGTATGCATTGTATCCAAATAACAGGATGCGTCTCTATGACCTCTCTATCACTCCACAACATCCCAAGACACCAGACTTTAAGGTTTCTACTATAGAATATCAAGTAGAGTCAGGAACGAACTGGGGACGTCTAGGTGATACTGACGATTACTTCTGGGAAACACCTAATGAGAAGTCCGCAACCAATCCGCATTTATAAATACAAGTAATAGGAGGAGTATCATGGTAATTAAAGTAGACAAATCAGAAGAATTTATCCAGAGTGGTAAGAAACTCATCTCAGAGTATGATGCTCAACCTCTTATGGATAGAATTGAGAAGAATGATGATAGAGAATTGTTTGAGATGAAGAGAAAGAAGGAATTCCTTGATGAGTGTACTAAGTTTCGGGGAAAACAGGATAAATAATAGCAGCCTATTGCTGTGTCTAAATGCCAACCTTTCAGACATTCAAAGATTTGAGTGTTACGTTCAAGAAACATCCTGTTACCGATGACTTGGTACAGGTGAAGGATAAAGCTGCAATAGTTCAAGCGATACAAGGTATCTTGCTTACTAGAAAAGGTGAAAGACCATTTCAACCTGAGTTAGGTTGTGATGTTCAGAACATGCTGTTTGAACCTTTAGACTATGCATCTGCTGGTACAATTAAGCAAGAAATTAGAGAAGCCATTGGTCGCTATGAACCAAGAGTATCTGTAACACAAATTGAATGTGAACCAGATTTTGACAATAATGGTTACAATGTAGAAGTTCAGTATACCATTGTTGGAAGAAACGACATACCAGTAGCAGTAGAGTTCATTCTAGAGCGTACAAGATAATGCCATACACTCAGGTATCCAATTTAGATTTTGAAGACATCAAAACTTCTCTCAAAGAGTATATGAGAGCACAGTCAGATTTTACTGACTACGATTTTGATGGATCGGCATTGTCAACCCTAATTGATACACTCGCTTATAATACCTACTACACGGCGTTTAACACTAACATGGTAGTCAATGAACTATTCATTGATTCTGCTACCTTGAGAGACAACGTAGTGGCGATTGCAAAGCAACTAGGGTATAGACCAAAAAGTGCTACAGCTCCTACAGCATATGTTTCATTTACTGCAACTTATGGCAATCCAACAACTGACACAGAACTTATCCTGAAGAAAGGAACAGGATTTATTTCGTCTTTTGATAATAACGTGTATCAGTATGTTGTAACTGATGATGTAAAAGCACAAGTAATTAATGATGTTGCAACCTTTACTAATGTTGAAGTTAAAGAAGGAACACAACTTGTTAATACATTTACTGTTAACACAGCATTAAAGAGTCAAAAATTTATTCTTGATAATCCTAATATTGATACTAATACAATTAGAGTAAAAGTATTTCCTACTGGTGGTAGTTTTAATGAACCATATCTTGTAGCAGATAACATTTTAGGTGTTGATGCTACATCAAAAGTATTCTTCCTTGATGAGATTGAGGATCAGAGATATGAAATTCTTATGGGTGATGGTGTTTTAGGTAAGAAACTGGAGACCAATGCACGTATTGAGGTATCATATTTAACAACAGCAGGTCCTGAAAGTAATGGAGTTCGTACATTTGTCTTTTCTGGTGTATTAGAGAACCCTAATGGTGTAACTCCTAGTTCAATTACTACATCCATTACCTCTACTGTTGCCTCTGCGGGTGGTGAAGAGATAGAAAGTACACAGAAGATAAAATACACTGCTCCAAAAGCATATGGCACACAGGAGCGTGCAGTGACCGCAGATGACTATGAAGCAATTGTAAGAAAAGTATATCCAGCAACAAGTGACATTATTATATTTGGTGGAGAAGATCAAGAACCACCACAATATGGAAAAGTATTCATTGTATTGAAACCAACTGATGCAAGTTATCTTACATCACTAACAAAGAACAAGATTGTTGCAGATCTTAAGAAGTATGTTGTTGCATCTGTAGAACCACAGATTGTAGATCCTTCTATTCTATACGTTGAGATGAATAGTAAGATATATTACAACAGTCTAATTACAGATCAAACACCAACACAAATTAGAGATAAGGTTATTGGTTCTATACAGTCTTACATTGATACAAGTGATACTGAGAAGTTTAATGGTAAGTTTAGATACAGTAAGTTTGTAGGTGTAATAGATGATGCTGACAAAAGTATCAATTCTAATCTCACGAGTCTCACAATGAGAAAAGATTTTTATCCGTCTCTTAATTCTACCTTCTATTACGAGGTATGTTTCCAGAATGCCTTTGATGAGGACTGTGATGATCCTGTATTGTCATCTACTGGTTTTAGAGTAACTGAGTATCCTAATTTTGATGTGTATGTTGAGGACAGAGATGGCAAAATCATCCTATATAGACTAGATACCGTAACTGGTGACAAGGTTGTACTAGACAACGATATTGGTGACATAGATTATGTCAGAGGTGAGTTAAAAATGTACAACTTAACTATCATAAAAGGTAGTTTCTTTGATAATAGAATTTCGGTAAGGGTAAAACCATTATCTAATGATATCAAGGCAATGCGTGAAGTTTATCTTGATGTTGACGTTGCAAATTCATCATTCACTGCGTACAAAGAGTAAGAAATGCCATCTGTAAAAACAAAAAGGATATCAACTCTAATTGAGTCACAACTTCCTGAGTTTATTACATCTGAATATGAATTGTTTAGTAAGTTCATTCAGAAGTATTATGAACAACAGGAGGTACAAGGTGGTACGTTAGATATTATTACCAATATTGAAAAATATGCTGACATTGATTACTATGAACAAAACTTACTTAAACAGTTTGATACTTTGGTCACTAGTATCTCTACTTCTGACACTTCAATTGTATTGGAAGATGCGACGAGTTTTCCAGAGAAAAACGGATATGTACGAATAGACAACGAGATAATTTTCTATGAATCACGAACAAGCACAACTCTATCAGGAGCAGTTAGAGGTGTTAGCGGTAACACAACTCTTGGTGATCTTTATAGCTCGTCAGAGTACACCAGCACAGATGCAGCACCACATAGCTCTGGTGCGAAGGTTCTTAACGTAAGTAACCTTTTTCTATATTCTTTTGTCAAGAATTTTGAGAGTCAATACTTAGGTTCTTTTCCTGAGAAATATCTTAAGGGTGAAGTAGATAAAAGAACCTTAATTAAGAATATACAAAAATTTTACAAAGCAAAAGGAACTACAAGTTCTATTGAATTTGTCTTTAACACTATTGTTGCTAAAGATCATACTAATAAACCAGAAGTATACAAACCAAGAGACTTTACATATAAAGTATCAAATGCAGACTGGATAAATGTATATGCAATAAAAGCAAAAGTTATAACTGGTGATGTTAAGAGTCTAGTAGGAAAGAAAATAGTACAAACAGAGACTGAAGAGTATGGATATGCAGATGCAACTGTAGATAATGTCTATGCTGATGGTACATCTGATGGTGAGAAAATATTTAACATTGTATTAGCACCTGAGACAGTTAATGGTGACTTTAATGTCTCAACTAAGACTCGTCTTGAGACAACACTAACGGGAACTGCAAGCACAGGTGATAGAGTAAATGTTTTTTCTACAATAGGATGGGGTAAGACAGGATCAATATTAATTGGTGAAGAAACGATAACATTCAGTTCTAAGACTGCTACTCAGTTTATTATTGATAATAGAATTGCTCAAAACGCAGTCACACACAGTGCTGAGGAGTCTGTATACAAACCAGTAACATTATCTGGTGGTGGTGTTACATTATTGACTCTTGGAGTCATATACAATGCATTGCCAAAAGAAGGGAAACCATTCTCTGATGTTGGTGATAAGATACAAGTATCAAATCCTGGTTTTGAAACTTCTGATCCTAAAATTGTAAATGTAGGTACAAATCAAACTCGTTGGATCAAAAGCACATTTGGTTCTGTAAATGTTCCTACATTACCAGCAGTTGCAACTTCATTGAATCAAGTTCCTACAGATGTGTCTGCTATACTCGCAGATGACCAATACTATTACATTGCTAGTTCTAGTTTTCCATCACACAAGATCCTTGATGGAACTACAGTCAATGAGGAAATACTAGATCA